TGAAAAAAAATCAGGATGGAAAAATGGAAGCAACCGGAAACACTGCAATAAATAACACTCTGAGATCTCACGGTCAATTTGTTCCCGCAGATGCCCTCGAAGCATTCTGTTCTGATTTTATGGACATCGAGCAGTGCCGGCGCTGGATCCTCGAACGTATTCATCAGGATTGTCCCAGATGCCCAAAGTGCGGAACGATAATTCCTGATTCGAGCCATAATCGATTCTGGGCTGCAGAGCGGTTGCAGTGTAAGGCCTGCGGTAAATTCTTCACAGCACTGACCGGGACCTTTCTCAATGGCACTCACATGAGCATGAGCAAGATTTTTCTGCTTGCCTTCTTTTTGGGGTTAGATGTTCCGGACAGATTCATTGCCGGTAAATTGGAAATCAATCAGGAGACCATAAGACTCTGGCGGCTTCGTTTCCAGGCGGCATCGATCGCCTGACGGCCTTTTCTTTGGTAGGGGTTATAAAGAGCACGAGACGCGGAAAGGGGGGCGCGGGTTTTAAAGGTACAAGCCATTATTGGTCCGGAGTTCGCAACCTTGGCGATGTTTACGGTGCCGATAAAGTATCCCGCGACATTGATGGCACTCCGATGGTCCGAGTCGAGGCCTGCGAGATCGACAGCGATATCTGGGAATATGCAAAACCATTGAAAAGCAAAGAACACCCGACCATGAAACCGATCGCCCTCTGCGCTCGGGGAANCATGAATAGCTCGCGCCCTAGTGAAAGAATACTTGAGGGATTTGGAGGAAGCGGATCCACACTCATGGCCGCCGAGCAGACCGGGCGCGAATGTTACGCCATGGAACTATCCGAAGTATTTTGTGACGTGATCATAAACCGATGGGAGAAATTCACCGGACAAAAGTCCGAACTGATACATAGGCTATAAAAAAGGGAAGAGCGGATAGTATTCACAAGGGAGTTCGCCTCTCCCAGGGAACCTGTGCTGTAACACAGGGCGAAAACGCTACCATCCGCATGAGGGAATCGATAACACGATAGAGGACCTCATGTAAATGGGAAAAACGAATTGGAAGCGGATGTCATGAATGCGGGTACACTGGGAAAAGAAGAATTGGATGGTTCTACCCAGCTTCAGCTAATGAAGAGGACAAAAAATGCAGAAAACAGGAATAGAATATCTTGATTATACTTGGAATCCAATTGCAATGAGATGTACCCCGTGTTCTCCGGGTTGCCTGAACTGCTGGCATATTAGAACGGCTGACCGGCTTTGTAAAAATTGTTTACTGCCGGTAGAAGAAAGATCTGCGCTGTCTGGATCGGGTCCATTCGTCCTGCGCGAGCGGGAATTAGAAGCACCTATGAAGGTGCCAAAGTCATCCGTAATCGGTGTTCAGTTCATGGGTGATCTGTTTCATGAGAGCGTGCCGGATGAATTAGTTGAGCAATCATATTCCGTGATCCATAGGACGCCGCAACATATTTATTTGGTTTTGACTAAACGTTCCGGACGAATGCTCTCCTTCGTCTCGCGTCCAATAAATAAATGGGAATATTCAGCTATGCCTATCGTGCCATCATGGCCTTTCGATAATTTATGGCACGGCCTCACCGTCTGCAATCAGCAAGAGGCCGATGAGAAGATTCCGGTTTTTCTTCAGGTGCCTGGGAAAAAGTTTTTGAGCATTGAGCCTTGCTTGTCACAAATTGTCCTTGATCCATTTTGGATGAAATGTATGGGGGCGTTTGAATGCGACAAAAGACGACCGGATAAGGGGAAGACTGTTTGCCATCCTGACCCATGCCCGCCAAGAATTAACTCCGTCATCCTCGGAGGTGAAACAGGACCAGGCGCAAGGCCCATGCATCCGGATTGGGTGAGATCCGTTCGCGATCAATGCCAAGCTGCAGGAGTGCCTTTCTTTTTTAAGCAGTGGGGAGAATGGGGGTTCTCCGGAGCTGGTTCTACTCACTTCCTTTCGTCTGATGGGAAAATGAAAACCATAGAATCGCCGGGAGAGGATGGATTGGGAGCGTGGCCATGTCGCCGCGTCGGCCGCACAAGAGCCGGTCGCCTTCTGGATGGACGGGAACACAATGACTTGCCGTGGGGAAGGAAGGTAGCGAGAAATGAAAGATAGGTGTCTGGTTGACAGTAGAATTTTCGACCTTGTACGTTCCGAATCTGATCGTCAGATAGAAACATGGGGAGTGCAGGACAGAAGCCCTTTTGAGTGGCTTGCTTATGCCACGGAAGAATTAGGCGAAGTATCGCAGGCTATCTCTGAATTAACATACCGGGACGGCACTTATGAAGACGTTATTTGTGAGGCGATTCAAGCCGCGACTTTATGTCTGAAAATAGCCGAAATGTTTTTAGCTGAGGCGGAATCTTACGATTGCCACGGTGGACCGGGTACAACGGTTGATCCATGTGGATCGTGTAACACTTGTTTGATGCGTGAGGAACATAGACTAAATCAGGAAAATGCCAAGCTTCTCTCCGACCTCAAGCGAGCGGTGGAAATTGGCGAGAAATACTTCTATGGCCCATGTCAGCACCACCATGAGGATGAGCCACTTGATTTTGAATGCGATACATGCCGAGCTTATCGCGAACTCATGCGGATCAAGAAGGAGGCCAAATGAACGGAAGGGAAAAGTTGAAAAAATCTGTAATCAAAGATTGCATTGATGGAGAAAACTGCTTCAACCAAGATGGATGTGACAAAACCGGGTATACAAAATGTTCTCATCGATCGATCAGATCATAGAATCGATCGACTGGGATAATTCTAATATTGCTGAAAAGTCCCATTCATTGGCTAGAGTAATATCCAAAATGACCCAGGCAGAAATAGAAAAAATCCTGAAAGCTTCCGGACCGGAAGATCAGCTGAAACTTAAAGTCCTGTATAACGCCGTAATCAAAGGAATCCAGGATTACAATGCAGAACCGACTGCTGCAAAATTGCGGGATTGGAAATCGGCCGAAAAAGAACTCGAGGAGTTCGCCCGCGAGCTAAACGAAAAACAAAATCCATCTGAGCGAACTTTCCGAAATCTGCAATCCGTTCTAACGTATCTAACAGAATCAGGTTACAAAATAAGCCAGTCCAAAATATACCAGGATCGAGATGAAGGTAAGATTCGCCCCCAGAAAAATGGAAACTATACCTTAAAGGCAGTAGAAAAATACGCATCCCTGTTTGCCAAACGCCTGGACGGATCCACTTCAGGCGATGACGAGCAGCTCCAAAAAGAGAGGCTGCAGGCGGAAACAAAAAAAGCCAAAGCCCAGGCCAAACACTGGGAACAGAAAACGAAAATCGCCGCCGGACAATACGTCCCGAAAGAATCCTTTGAACGCGAGCTCGCCGCCCGTGCATCAATATTTAAAACAGACCTGGAGAACTTCTGCAGGTCGGAAGCCGTTGGAATCATCAGCATTGTTACTGGCGATCAGAATAAAGCTCCCGATCTGGTCGATCACATGCTGACACGGGTAGAACATTTCCTGAACAGATACTCAGACGGTGCCCAATTTGAAGCCATGATCGAGATACCTGATGATCAAAACGACGATGCAGACGAAGATGAAAATGACGACGATTACTGAGAAGGCATTCCAATGAATACCGCCCTGCAATTAAATCCCTATCAATTCCGATTCACCGAGCCGGAGAGGCGCATCTTTAAGGCGAAGGAAAAAATAACCGTATCACAGTGGGCGGAAAGATACCGCTATGTAGAAAGCGGCCCCTTCCGTGGTCCCTGGTCAAATGCAACTACTCCTTACACGGTAGAGCCTATGGACTGCTGGAATGTCCCTTCTATTCGAACCTGCATCTTGTGCTGGGGGCCGCAGACCGCAAAAACGCAAGTGGCTTTTAATTGCCTTCTCTATTCAATCGATCAGGACCCCGGATCGGCCATGTACATCATGCCGACCGAGAAAACGACCAAGCGAATCAGCAAGCGCCGAATCATCCCCATGTTTAAAATGACTCCCCGGATTCGTGCTCTCCTCAGCCCGAAATTTGACGATACAAGCACCCTGGCAATCCAATTTCAAAACGGCATGGATCTCATGATGGCCTGGGCTACATCGGCAGCCGAGCTCGCCTCTGAATCGGTACGCTACCTGTTTTTCGACGAATGCGACAAATATCCCGAGTTTACAGATAAAGAAGTGGATCCCATTTCCCTTGGAGAGCAGCGGGCAACCACCTATCAATATACAAGCAAAATCCTGAAATTCAGCACCCCGGAAGAGGAAGGCGGCTACATCGATTCGGCCATGAAAAACGAAGCCGACGAGATCCGGCGCTATCATGTCCCCTGCCCGGTCTGCGGTGAATATCAAATCATGCTGTTTGATCAGATCACCTGGCCGAAAGACATCCGGGATCCGCGCCTAATCCGGCGTAAAAAACTGGCCCATTACGAATGCAGCACATGCGGAATGCACTGGGACGATCACATGAGAGACCAGGCCGTGAAGCTCGGAAAATGGATCCCTGATAAAGCCGTAGAGCGCCCGGAAGTCGTCGCCTATCATCTGCCGAGCTGGTATTCCCCTTTCGTGTCCCTGTCGAAATGCGCAGCCGCATTTCTGGTTGGCCAGGAGGATCCGGGAAAACTCCGGATATTTGTGACCCAATACAAAGCGGAGCCGTGGAAGAAAACCATCACGTCCCAGAAAGAAAACACAGTCCTTACCCACAGGACCGATCTGCTCCCCGGAATCGTCCCACCAGAGGCGATCGCATTGACGGCCGGCATCGACATGCAGAAACTCGGGTTTTACTTTGTCGTGCGTGCCTGGGCCGAAGACCTCACCAGCTGGCTGGTTCAGTATGGCTATCTGGCAAAATTCGCGGACGTTGAGGATCTCATATTCAAGGCAAGATTTAAGGTGCAGGGAACCGATCGGGACATGGGGATCTGGAGGGCGGGCCTGGATACCGGCGGCGGCAAATCCGATGATGGCGACTACATCACCAGGACCGAAGAGGCATATGAATGGCTGAGAAAGTTTCAAATGCTTCGGACCGTATTCGGAACGAAAGGATCATCACACGATATGGGCCCGAAAAAAATGAAGTTGAGCGGCATCGATAAAATGCCCAGAAGCAATAAACCAATTCCGAACGGCCTGGAGCTCATGATCCTGAATGCAGATGCTCTCAAAGCCTTACTGCACTTCCGCCTGGAACGCAAAGAGGAAGAAACACAGCGCTTCTATCTCCACGCTGAAACGGATGAAATCTATGCACGGCAACTGCTCGCAGAAGAGGCTCGGAGAAATCGGAAAGGAAAAATCGAATGGGTCCAGGTACGCAAAGCAAACCACTATCTGGACTGCGAATGCATAGCCGCCGCCTGTGCAGACTCCGAATGGCAACCAAGTTTGAAGATACTCGCAGCGCATATGAAAAACCAGAATGATCCTCAGTTCGTCGCCAAAAATAAACGCCGCGTCATCAGTTCAGGAATTCAATTATGAGCAAAAAGAGCGAGAAAATACTCGGTTCAAAGCAGGAGATAATGGATTACATTGGATGCCTTTCTGACCACTCGTTTAAAAAGTGGATAAAGGAAGGAATGCCGGCCTTACGCGATGACGATCGTCGATGGATTGCTCACGCCGACAATATAGATGAATTTTTTAAAGCACGCACAAGAGTTTCAATGAGAAAAGTGATTGACACAATAGGAGATTTATAAAAAACAGTATTGATCTTACCGGGAATTTGTGGTTAATCCTACATAAAAAAAGAGGGAAAACTGTGAGTAAAAACGATTTTAAAAAGCCACTAATGTACGCTTTCATAATTCAAATTATTATGTTTTTTATTATAATTCCTCTGATAAATTATTTCGGTTCAATAGTTAACTCATATTCCAATAGATATGTTGACCATATATACAAATATGCTTCTGCAGGACAAGATCAAAAATATTCGTTAATGTGTCTGTTTGCAATTTTTTGTCTTTCGACGCTTCCTTTTGTCCTCGTGATATTATCTTACAGAATAGATACAAATGAGGATAAAATAAAAAATAATCAATTTAGCAAAATTTTAAAGTATTCAGAAAATATACACACTCTTGAGATAGTAACTTTTTTGATTTTAATATCGGGAGCCATTATATTTTCCATAACTATATATGATGTGAAATTGAATTCACATTTTCAAAGAAATTTGAATATATTGTCACCAAAAAGCTCCGATATGGAAATTAAAGAGCTTCGAGCAAGTTGGGCCTCGATGAAATCAAAAAATGATTATGTAAAAATTATGAAAGTTATGAAGCAAAAAGCGGAGCAAAACAAAATAGAGTTGATCCTGGATTGAATTCCAAATGCTTTGTCAAATAAAATAACCCCCAAATAACCCCTAAATAACCCCCAAATAACCCCCAAATAGCACGCGATCCCCCTTTTTCCCCAAAAACCCATGCTATGGTTTCCCCGCTCGTGATTTACTCCACCTTTGCGGAGCGGAGCGCCGTATCCCTCCGGCGCTCCGCAATAAAAAACGGGAGAAACCAGCATGGCCTTCACAACCTGGGCAGCACTCAAAACCAAGATCCTCGATGATATCGCCAACGGCTCAGTTCTAACACAGGCCTATTCATCATCCGATAAAACACACACCTTCCGCAGCATGGCGGATGTGATCACATTTCTCAAATATGTAGATTTACAGATCGCCGCCGAAGAATCCGGAACCGTTCGCCGCGGCCCGACCGTGCGAGGAGTGACACCCCTATGAACGTGCGCATCAATGGCCGGAACATCACAATCGAGGAGAATATCATTGACCGCGTCATCGGGTACCTCGATCCCGTCCGTGCCCAGCGCCGCTTAAAGGCCCGCGCCCATATGGCCCTCGTAGGTGGATACTCCGGCGCGTCCCGGTCCAAACGATCCCTTTCTCAATGGCTGACCGGAAATTCCGATCCCGATTCCGTCATCCTTCCCGATCTGCCAGTCCTGCGCGAACGCAGCCGCGACCTGGTCCGCAACTCCCCCCTGGCAACCGGCGCCATAAATACCGTCGTGACCAATGCCGTCGGCCAGGGACTCAAGCTGCAGGCCCGCATCGATCGCGACAAACTCGGCATGACCGAAGAACAGGGCGAAAAATGGGAAGAACAGACCGAGCGCGAATGGCAGCTATTCTCCGAATCTCAGGAATGCGACCTGGGGCGCACCATGAATTTCAACGCCATCCAGGAACTGGTATTCCGACAGACCCTGGAAAACGGAGATGTTTTTACCATCATGCCGCGCCTCAGCCGCGGCAATTTCCCGTACCTGCTAAAGCTGCAGATGGTTGAATCCGATCGCGTCTGCAACCAGGCAAACAAACCGAATTCCGACAGCCTGTCAGGCGGAGTGGAGCGCGATCAATACGGCGCCCCGATCCGTTATCACATCCTTCGCCAGCATCCCGGAAATGTCTACAGTGTAAAACAACAGGAATGGGATCTCGTCGAAGCCTTCAACGAAAAAACAGGCCTGCGCAATGTCATCCATAACTACCGCGTTCTGAGACCCGGCCAGAGCCGAGGCGTCCCCTACCTGGCTCCGGTAATCGAAAGCTTGAAGCAACTCGATCGCTACACCGAGGCCGAACTCATGGCCGCCGTCGTCAGCGGCATGTTCACCGTGTTTGTCGAGTCCGAGAAGGGCACCGCCGATTTTGGCCAGTTCCTGCCGAGCTCCGAAAGCGGAGCGCAGTCATCCGATCAGGATTACAAACTCGGCAACGGCGCCATCGTGGGCCTCGCCCCCGGTGAAAAAGTCAACACCGCCAACCCCGGCAGACCGAACCAGGCATTTGATCCCTTCATTCTGGCCATTCTCCGCCAGGTCGGCGTAGCCCTGGAAATCCCTTACGAGATCCTGATCCACCATTTCAGCGCATCCTACAGTGCTTCCCGCGCCGCCATGATCGAAGCCTGGCGCTTTTTCCGTAACCGTCGCGCCTGGCTCGCCCAGAACTTCTGCCAGATCGTCTACGAAAACTGGCTCGCCGAAGCCGTCGCCCTGGGGCGCGTTAAAGCCCCCGGATTTTTCGCCAGCTACGATCTCCGCCGTGCCTATTGCGGCACCATCTGGATCGGCGACGCACCCGGCCAGATCGACCCACAAAAAGAAGTCGGCGCCGCCAAAGAGCGCGTCGAACTCGGCGTTTCCACCCTCGACGAAGAAACCGTCAACCTGACCGGCGGCGACTTCGAGCGCAACTACCCGCGGATCGTCAAAGAGCGCCGCATGATGCGAGAAATCGGAATGTGGGCACCTGTGACAGGCCAACCGAACGGAACCGCAGCACCGTCCGATACAAACCAAAACCAGAACGAAGGAGACGACCTGGAATGAAACTCCTCGATATCCTGACAGCGCCCTGGGCCATCATGCCGGACAAATTGACGGAGATCCAGAATATCTACATCACTCACCTCCGCGGCGAGAAAATCGACATCGCCGGCATCGAGGCCAAACTCGGGCGGCAGCTCGACAATAAACAGAAAAACTACGACATCGAAAACGGAGTCGGCATCATCTATGTGGACGGTGTGATCGGCAAGCGCATGAACGCCTTCAGCCGCATATCCGGCGGCGTTTCCAGCCAGCTACTGGCAATGGATCTGCGCGATGCCGTGGCGAATCCAGCCGTATCGTCCATCCTGCTCTATATCGATTCCCCTGGTGGCGCCGTAGACGGCACCCAGGAACTCGCAAACGAAATCTATCGGGCCAGAGGGCAGAAACCCATCATCGCCTACACCGATGGCCTCATAGCCTCCGCCGCTTACTGGATCGGATCAGCAGCGGATAAGATCTATATCTCGGGCGATACAGTCCAGGTCGGCTCCATCGGCGTCGTGGCCCAGCATGTGGACGTAAGCAAGGCCGAAGAGCGCTGGGGCTACAAGACGACGGAAATCACCGCAGGCCGCTATAAACGCATTGCGTCACAATACGAGCCACTGACCGAAAGCGGTCGCCGTTCCATCCAGGATTCAGTCGATCACATCTATACCGTATTCGTGAACGACGTAGCCCGCAACCGCAAGCTCTCCGCCGAACCGGTTAAAGACGGCAAAGACGAATACATCCCCTGGGCGGATGGACGCCTCTTCATGGGATTACAGGCACAAGAAATGGGCCTCGTGGACGGTGTTTCCACGCTGGACAAATTGATAATCCGGTACGGTTCCGACCGCGCCGCGGCACTCAGGGCGAGCGCCGAAGAAAAATTCAACGCATTAAAACAAATCGGGAGGAATTAATAATGGAAATAAAGACCATAGAAGACCTGAAACTGGCGTTTCCGGATCTTTGCAGCCAGATAGCAGCAGCGGCCACAGAGGCCTGCAAAGCTGAAGGCCACGCCGCCGGCATAGCCGAGGGAATGATCGCCGGAGCCGAATCCGAGCGCAAGCGCATCTCCGCCATGGAGACCATGCTCATTCCAGGCCATGAGGACCTGCTGAAAGAATGCAAAGCCGATGCAACCTGCACACCGGAAGCATTCGCTGCCAAGCAGATCGCTGCCGAGCAGGCCCTGCGATCGCAACACCTGGCAAACATAACGTCATCCGTCAAAGCGGTTTCGCAGCCCGCAGCGCCCGAACCGGGGAAAGATGCCCTGACCGAGTCCGACGCCGTCGATCCGAACCTGCCTGTCGAGGATCGAGCCAAAGCGGAATGGGACAAAAGCCCGGACCTGCGAGCCGAATTCGGCCACGGCGGATTCAATGCGTACCTGGCTTACAAGAAGGCAACCGAAGCCGGCCACGCCAAAATCCTCAAAAAGTAACTAAGTAACTTTTCACTATTTACTTTTCACTATTCACTGAATACAGGAGGTACACCAAAATGACCACATTAGCAGTCGATAAACCGAGAGTGAAAGTCCTCGGACCGATAAACGAAGTACCGATGATCGCATCGGATATCATTTACGAAGGGGCCGCCGTCGGTACCGTCCTGGCCTCCGGCCATGCACGTCCCTTGACCAGCGTGGACCGCTTTATTGGATTCGCCGAGCGGATCTGTGACAACTCAGCCGGGGCCGCCGCAGCCAAAAACGTGCGCGTAGTATCCAAGGGAAAAGTCGTCCTGTCCGTTTCCGGCGCCGTCATTACCGATATCGGCCAGCCCGTCTATGCAACCGACGACGATACATTCGTATTCCTTCCCACAGGCGGTGTCTACATTGGCCGCGTGAGCAGATACGTATCGTCCGGAGTCGTCGAAGTCGAATTCGATTCCATCAATGGCGTCGATCCCTATGCCGGGCGCGTATATGAAACCCTGTCCGCAGCAACCAAAACCCTTGACCTGGAAGACAGCGGCAAAACCATCTTTGTCACCGCGACCAGCGTCATCACCCTGCCCGCGACTGCAGTCGCCCTCGATATAATTTTGGTTTGCATGGGTGCCTACGGAACCGTCCAGATCAGCGCCGATCCGAACGCCAGCGATAAAATCGTCGGTCCGGATCTGACCGGTGTGGATAACAAGGATTATATCAATACCCTCGCAACCGCCCAGCGCGGCGACTTCCTTGCCATGAAGGGTGGCCATACCGACGGCTATATCATTTACGGAAAACGCGGAACCTGGGCAGCCGAAGCATAATTAAAAAAACAATCAGTTACTCGTGATTTGTCACTCGTAACTCGTTACTCAAATGACAGGAGGAATTCAAAATGGGAGCAGGAACACTTTCTAGCCGGGCAATCATCGGCGAGTTTTATAATAAATTGGCTCAGGACCTCGGAATGAGCTGGATTCCGGGCGTCTCGATGCTGTTCGACAGCAATCAGGAATCCGAGACATATAAATGGCTCGGAATGGCGGCTGCCTTGCGCGAGTGGGTAGGCGGCAGAAATGCCAAAGGCTTCCGGGAAAACGGAATCACCATCATCAATAAGAAGTTCGAGGCAACCCTCGAAGTCCTGGTGGACGAAATCCGCCGAGATAAAACCGGACAGGTCATGCTCAGAGTGGCCGAACTGGCGCAGCGAGCCAATTCACATTGGGCCTCACTCCTGAGCACCCTGATCATCAACGCGGAATCTTCCGTCTGCTACGACGGCCAGTATTTCTTCGATACCGACCACAGCGAAGGCGACAGCGGAACGCAGGATAACGATCTGACCGGAGCAGCCGCAGCCAATACACAGCCGACAGCCGCAGAAGCGGAATCGGCACTCATGTCCTGTGTATCGGCCATCCTTGGTTTCAAGGATGACCAGGGCGAGCCGATG